CGTTATATGAAGGTTATCAAGGATACACAGCCGCAGACCAATTAGTAGAATCGGGTGCCACCAATGAAGAAACCGGTCAAAAGTTTACACAAAGAGATGAAAAGGCAGGCAAAACTGAAGCAGTAACAAAGGCTGCTGGTGGTTTTGGGGGAGCACTGGGTGGAGCAGCTGCCGGAGCTGCCATTGGTTCTGTTGTTCCTGTTGTTGGTACAGCTATAGGAGGTTTAATAGGTGGTGCTCTGGGTTATTTCGCAGGCGGAGCTGCAGGTGAGGCAGTAGGAGATGCTGTAACAACAACATCTGGAGAAGCAGCACTAGATGCAGCTAAAGAGAGCGGACTATATAACAAAAACTGGATTGGAAATAGTGAAGTAAATCTAGAATTACTAAAAGAAGCAAACGACCCCGCACAATTAAACGCCATCTTAGCAGACAACGATATAAGCGATGAACAAAAAGCTGCCGTAATAGATCAGTTAGGAAAAATCGAAAGTGGACAAATCGAAAAAGCAGATATGTCTTACTTGGAGGGAGACACTAACAACACAACAACAACAACATCAAACGAAGATAATACTGAGGTTAAAGTGGGCGGAGTTGTTGTAGAGAGAAACGGCGAAGCTGTACCATTATCACAAGAAGATTACAATATGGCAAATGCTAGTATACAAGCAAATGTGGCAATGGGCAATAAACCACAATATGACCTTTCTAAGAATCCTATTATAGGACAAGACGCAACCGCTACGCAGATAGAACAAGCAAGTGCAGAAAAAGGACAACCTGTACCTACAGGCACGGCGTTAGAAAATATGAATGATGCTGCAGGCGTGGGTGATTCTGCTCCAGTAATTGTAAACAACAATTCAACACAATCTACTCCTCAAGAGCCCCCAATCCAAATTCTAACAAATCCGCCTTCGCCAAGGCCAAATACAACATCCATAGAAAGATATCAAGACAGAAGATATCGAGGATAGTAGTGATACTCATCACACTCTTGAAAGTATCTTTTCAATTTCAGCAAGTCCAATCTCCAACCAGTTTGTGTCTTCTGGCATTAGTATAATTTGACCATCAAATTCTTCTTGCTCTTTAATTCTATTATACACTCCACCATTCGCCATTGTCAAGCGATAAGTGTCTTTGTGACAGCGATAGCAACTGCCACTGTATCCATAGAATTCGTAATAGTCACCGTCTTGTTTAACTTCGGTAATACCTGAATTAATACGCCAACTATCACCATCGAGGTATCCTCCACTCCAGCCGGCGAGAACCTTGTAGATAGGGAATGCACCTTTGCCTGGCTTAATTTTTAGGACTACCCAATTATCAGGAATATATTCACTCATACTCATATCCTAAATGTTCACCTGGAGCAAAATGATACCCCATTGCTTTCATAAAAGTTTCTAACACTCCAACCATATCATCACGACTCAAATCTTTTTCCATTACATCAATCGTTATTCGTGTATTGACTGAACTTTCATATTCGTATGGATTGCATATCAGTGTAATATACGGTTTATCTGTTGCTAATTTTACATCAACCATTATTTACCTTTACTCTATTTGGTAGGACTGAGTGGAGTTGAACCACTGACCTTCCGCTTATAAGACGGATGCTCTAACCATTGAGCTACAGTCCCATATTTGGTGCCTCGGGCCGGACTCGAACCGGCACACCCAAACGGGCGAGAGATTTTAAGTCTCTTGTGTCTACCAATTTCACCACCGAGGCGTGGCGCGCCCTGGAGGATTCGAACCTCCGACCTACGGTTTAGAAGACCGTTGCTCTAATCCACTGAGCTAAGAGCGCATTAAACTATAATTTGTATTCTGCTACTAGATTATCAATGTAGCTATTAAAGGTTCTTTTGTCCTTGTGTTGATTTATCCATGTTGGATTATGCCGTTTGTTGTTGAAATAATCCTCATACCATATTGGTTCTATATTGTTCTTTTCTAAAAACAATGTGTATATTTTACACGTTACTGCCATCTTTGTCAAGTCTTCTAATTTAAAATTGGTTAACTCACCGTTGCCAATTCTTAGCCAATAATCTAGTATACTTGATAAAATGTTCCTTTTGTTTTTTCGCAAAAGATAATAATCGCCATATGGCATTAATTGTAGAAAGTTATGATTACTTAGAATTATGTAATCCTTAGAATTTGTAATATATTCAACCATTTCATGTGAGCGTAGTGCTTGATAATGGCTGGGTCCTACTTCATGATGTGTAAATTTTATTTTTGCCCAAATAGAATATAGCTCTTCTAAATTCATTATGTCCAAATCGCCAACAAAACGTTTTCCGGTCTCTTCGGCCTTGTCCATACAAAATTTAGTTCCACCACATCGTGGCATAGATATTACAATCATAAAATAAGGGGGGAACTAGTCCCCCCCTAACTCCTTAGTCTTCTGCTAATTTAGAAAAGTAGGAAAGTGTATCATCTTCATCTGTATCATCAGAAACAGCTGATACTTTTTGAGCTGAGACAACCTTCTCCATGAAGTGATCATCTTCAGCATCGTCTGTAAACTTAGACACTTGTTCTGCTGTACCGACTGTAGCGCCTGCTCCTAGAACCATGTTAAGTTTTTTCTTTAACTCATCATAAGACTTAAAGTTTTTAGGATCAACAATCTCTTGTAAAGAATGCTGTTTGTTCCAAATTGCTTCAATAGCCTCATCTGAATCAGCGATCGCTGTAGGTGCATCAAACTCAGACTTGTCATAGTTTCTGTAACCTTCAACCTGACGAATCTTAAGTTTAAAGTTAGCGCCTTCCCAAAAATCAAATGGGTTCATAGGTGCTTCGTCTTCAAACTGCGGTTGCATAACATCTTTAATTTTGTCAAAGATCTTTTTACCGAATTTAAAGAGAAATACCTTGCCATTGTTTTCAGGATTGCCTGAATCTTGAACAACAAGAATATTGGCATAGTAAGCTAGTCTACGCTTTTGCTTACGTGCAACTTCCTTGTTTGCCTCTACACCACTGTTCCACAATTCACTGTTCAATTCAGAAACAGGATCATTCTGGTTCAATGTAGTGAGAGAGTTCTCGATGTACCACTTTCCTGTAGGTCCTTGGAATCCATGATTCCATAAACGTACCCACGGAAACTCTTCACCCTGGGAGGGAGGAAGGAACCTAATAACAGCATAGCCGTTTCCTGCTTTGTCTACTGTTGGTTTCCATTCCCTGTCATCACCAGAATTGCTCTGGCTAGGGTTTGCGATTTTTTCGACCTCGTTCATTAACTTGTCGAAACCGCCACGTGATTTACGTAGCTCAGATAGTGAATTAAAAGCCATATATTTTCTCCTTGTATAACGTTGTATAGCGTTGTATTTTAATTGTATTTATGCTTATGTTCTTCATAGTAAAGTTCATCAGCAAACTCATCATATAGTTCATCGGTTAAATCATCAACCGACTCTATATTATTTATAAGACCACGGTACTTATCAAATTTAGATTTTACCGTTTTTCCTACTTTTTTAATACGCCTCTCTTCTTCAGTTTGGCGTCGTGATTTGGACATTCCCATACACCTGTTTCAATCTATGCTTATGTGTTTCAAAAACACGTTCTTTATCAAATTTAACAAAGGGCCTATATTTAGAAACGAGTAAGCATATATCTTGTAAAACAAAGTCATCCTTATATTGAGATATAAATGGTAAAAGTTTTTCAAGAACTACTAGCGTCTCTAATTCGATTTCACCACCCATGAACATCTTTAAAATAAGCGGGTGCCCATCATCATATATTGCAGAATTTATATTGTCTTTTTCCATGCGGAATAGGACTTTATCTAAGTCTGCAGAAACATTATATAACAATCTTTCCTGTTTTGTCAACCATCTTTTGTACCGTTCTGAGGACTCTGCATCAAACATTCCTCCCCAACGGTCACCACTAACAAAGTTAGCAACAAGAAGATCTATAATTTCACTTCTTTTGTAATCCCGTGCTAGTTTTCTAATTGACGTTAAGTCCTTTCTTTTTAAGAAAGTTTCTTTTTTGCCTCTTACAGCACCTTTATGTTTTTGTATATCATAGCCTTCAGTTGTAAAGTGAAGTTTTAGAGCTAGATATAACTTGTAAACATCGAAGGGATCCATTTTAAATAGGTAGTTGATTTTCCTTTTCCTTTAGCATGTTAAGGCTTTGAGCTTCTG